CAGCATCTGCTGGGTCAGCTTGGGTACCTCCTCGGTCAGCGGCAGGCTGGCGATGCGCTTCTTCAGCGCGACCTCACCGGTGACGCGCAGGGAGGTCTCCAGCGCGGTCAGGTCCATCTCGGACAGGCTCGGCAGCGAGAATCCGTCGCCGCCCTTGGTCTCGGCCGCCCGGAAGTCGTTGAAGTACCGACGGGCGAGCAGGGCCGAGAAGTCCCGGCGCTGCTTGAGGATCGGAATGAGGCGCAGGATCAGGTTGGCCGCCGAGCCCGAGATGTCGTCGGGGTCGATCGTGCGCTGCCAGAGCTGCGCGACGACGTACGCCACCAGGGCGCCGTTCTGGTTCTGGGCGGCGATGTGCTCGGTGGTCAGCGTCGTCGCTGCGGCGGTTACCGCCATCAGTAAACCTCCCCACAGATCCGGCAGTGCATCGGGTTGTCCATGTCGGGACCGATCCAGCGATGGTCGTGCTTGGCGACCAGTATCCGGAGCAGGCGGTTCGTCTCCTCCTGCTCCTTCAGTAGCTTGCTGAGTAGGGTGTTGTCGGTGGCCATCACTTGCTGCCGTTGTCAGATCCGCCAGTGTTCTGCTCCTGCGGGACAGCCTCGGCCATCTTCTTGGCGCCGTCGGCCGCGATGTCGGACTCGAGCTCGGCCACCAGCTTCTCGAAAGCGCCGGACTCGACCAGCTTCATGGCCCGCTCGGTGTCGCCGTCAGTCCAGCCGGGCAGCTTCTCCCACAGCATCTGGACGGGCACCTTCAGCGCGGTGGCGACCAGCGCCAGGCCGTTGGCCGTTTGAACGAGGCTTCGCGAGTTGGTGTCGCGCCAGCGGACCTGCATGTCGGTCGCGCGCGCCTCCTCGGCGTTGCCGTTGGCGTACGCCGTCAGCCGGAAGAGCTGCTCGTGGGACTGGCCGTTGATCATCCGGAAGTCGCCCGACTTGCGCATCAGACCCTCGGTCGCGGCCTGGAGCGCCTCGGCCTGCAGGTTGGAGCTCAGTCCGAGCATGTGGTGCGGCGGGGTCTGGGTGATCGCGGCCAGCATGCGCAGGTCGTGGTCGTCCGCCTTGAGGAACTGCTCGATGTCGGTGGCGTCCAGCGTCCCGAACTTGGTGTCCGGGTCCGCCGAGATCAGGAGGTCCTCGACCTTGAGGCGCAGCGCGGTCGCCACCTTGTCGGTGGTGTCCGACGGCTTCGCCATGCCGGCGATGTACCGGACCTTCCAGGCGCCGAAGCGCTGGACGATCAGGCGGTCGAAGGTGTTCTGGTCGACGCGGGACAGCATCGGCAGGATGGCCTCGATCTCACCGGTGGCCCGGCCGTCCAGGTCGATCGAGTTGGCGTACCGGACGACGGGCGGCACCTTCATGCCGTGCTCTTCGAACGAGATGAAGGTCCAGTCCTCGAGCTCGAGCCCGTTGTTCTCGCACGACAGGTAGTAGGCCGCCTCGTCGTCGATCACGGTCACGGTCCACTCGCCGAGGAAGCCCTCGAAGCGGTTGATCGGGTCCGCCTGCATGGCGAAGCTCGGCCATTCGTCGTTCGGGTCGTCGTAGAATGCGGCCATCCGCTTGGCCGAGAAGGCCGACATCTTGGCCATCTTGTCGCCGGTGAGCGGGTCGCGGTCCGGCCGCGTGGTCGCGAAGGAGAGGCCGTGGGCGATGGCGGCGCGGTGTAGCGGGATCTGCTTGGCGTCCCAGCCGTTCTGCTGCCAGGTGTCCCAGACCTCCATGTTCTGGGTCGGGTCGCCGCCGGTCCGGCGTACGCCGTCGACGTAGACCGTCTGAGCCAGGGAGGTCACGACCAGGCCACCAAGCGGCGTCGGCGAGATGCGCGAGAGCTGCTTGTACTCGTCGGTGACTAGACTGGCGTTCGGCGAGTAGACCTCTCCGGTGATCATGTGGCCAGCATGCTCGGCAGCCTGACGCTGCTCGCCGCGCTGCCATGCGTCGAGGATGATGACGTTGGCGCGCTGGCGAAGGAACGACGGGAAATTCTCCCGGGCGAGGCCCTTAGCCTGGCCGGCACTCATGACCACGGCGGGCCTCCTATCCTGGTAGGTGTCGACCTCAGATTACAGGACCACGAACTGGGCTGCGAGATAGATCGGCTCCTCGGGCGTCGGGCCGAACTTCACGAAGACGCCGTGAACCCCGGCGGCGGCCGCCTCGTAGAGGTGCTGGATCTTCACCACGAAGGTGCTGCCGACGGCGGTGACCTCCGTCTCGACCGAGGGGTCGATCCAGGCGGCGTCGTCCCGGGCCGGGGTCGAGAGGCCGGGCGCGACCAGGATCTGGAAGCCGAACGCCTCCACCTCGCCGAGGGTCATCTCACCCTCCGGATCCTCGAGAGTCAGGGTGAAGTCGACGAATTGCTTCGACCCGTTCCTCCACTTACTGTCCACGTCATGCCCCTATCTTGGTCCGCTGGAAGTCGTCCACGGCGATGCTCACGCGCGCCGGTCCGGCCACGATTGAGGTCGCAGGACGCTCCCCAGGCCCGATGGTGACCAGGATATCGCGATCGGACATCGGCACGCCGCCGGTTGCGGCGAAGACCGGAATGCTGAATGTCCCGATCATCGAGACATCGACCTCGGATAGTACCGAGAAGGTTGCATCCGGCGAGCTGAAGGAGCCGTTCAGTTCCCCGGCGTTCACTTCGGCTGAACTGCCGTCCGCACTGAACACGGGGCTGGCGAAGCTGCCGTCGAGCACTCCAGTGCCGATACCGGCAGCAGAGTACGCACTGTCGGGCGAGCTGAAGGTGCCGTCGATCGCGCCGCTCGCCGAGCCGTCGACGGTCCCGGCCACCACCGAGGAGCTGAACGCTCCCGATAGCACGCCGCTGGCGCTACCGTTGGCAGCCGCGTCTACGGTGGGCGAGCTGAAGCTGGCCGACAGCGCCGCGTCGGCGCTGGCGCTTCCCGTCGCGGCGACGGTGGGCGAGCTGAAGCTGGCGGTCAGGGTGCCGGTGGTCGTCGAGGCGGCCGCGACCGGCGTGTCCTTGTCGGTCAGGATCTCGGCCGCCGTCTGCGCGTGGTCGTAGATCCGGACGTCGTCGATGACCGTCTCGGATCCGACCGTGTCGAAGAACGGGAAGATCGTGGCCGACGTCCAGATCGGGCCGGTGAAGGCGGTGGTCGCCTTGAGCACGCCGTCGAAGTAGAGCTTGATGTTCGTGCCGTCGTACGTCATCGCCAGGTGGTACCAGACGTTGACGGTCGGCTGGGCGAACGAGGCGGTGAAGGCGGTGTTCGAGGCGTTCTTCACGCGCGCCTGCACGCTCGAGCCCGAGAAGAGGAAGCCGCACACGCCCGTACCGGCGCTGCCGTTCTTCATCTCGACGATCCAGCCGTCGACCGAGTTGGACGACCGCTTCACCCAGCAGGACAGAGTCCGGTTGGCGGTCTGGCCGAAGATGGCCGGGCCGGGGGAGTCCGCCGCCGTCGACTCGTGCCGGGCACCGGTATTGGTGTGCCCGGTCTGGCGAGTGATGCCAGCGCCGGGCGCCCAGTCGTGGCCGTTCCCGGTGACGTCGAGGAAGTTGCCGCTCGCCTCGTCGAAGTTCCATGCCGCGAGGAGCGTCATGAGCTCCTCCTGACTATGCGGGCTGCGTCAGGGTGCCGGCGGTGATCTGCAGGCTCAGGCCGACGGAAACCGTGGTCGTGTTCAGGATCAGTTCGGCGCCCGAGGTGCCTACGGTCCCGTCGAAGTGCGCCACGCCGTCGCTGGACACCGCGCGGTACCAGGCCGCCGTCCCGGCTGCGAGGCCGGTGGCGGTCGGGATCGGGGTCACGTCCAGGGTGCGCACGCCCGTCGCCCCGGCGGTGAAGGCGGGGTCGGACAGGGTGAACTCGGCCAGGAGGACCTGCGAGGTGATCGCGGTGTCGGGGCCAGCGGGCTTGGAGCCGGAATAGATCCGGATCAGGCCGGGACCGCTCCCACCGTCGAGCGCGTCGGTATGCCCGGCAGCGGCCGCGTTCCGGCGAGCGTTCGAAAGAGTGGGCATGTGTCCTCCATAGTGAGCGTACCCCCAGGCATCACCAGGGTATCAGGACTGGTTCTCCTTGCGGGCCTTGCGCGCCTCATGAGCGCCAAGCGCCGTCTCGATGTTGGCGTACAGCGACATCATCGCGACCCACAGGACCGACTCCCGCCACCAGAGGATGGTCGGCGGGATCATGCAGATCCAGAAGATGGCGCGGATGAGGAACTGGTTGTCCTTCATCCAGCTACCACGCGCCCCAGACGTCGCCACTGCGCTCCTCCTCGGTCTTCTCGGTGTTCAGAAGGCTGCGCCGACAGAGCCGGGCGCCGACGGCCGCAACCGCTAGGTCGATCTTACGCGACGACTCGCGGTTGTCCTTCATCAGCGAGATGCCGAACTTGCCCGGGTAGCGCCGGGCGTTCTTGAGGTGGGAGACCAGCGCGGGGTGCCCGTCGATCTGGAACTGCGGGGCGAACTCCTCGATGTCGTCCTTGGTCTCCATCATCTCGACGAACTCCTCGGCCGCCCCGACGAAGAGGCGCTGCCGCTCCGGGCTGGCCAGGTCGAACATGACCGAGTGCGTGCTCAGGCCGGACCGGGTCGACCAGACCTCGAGCTGGTCCTTGAAGTCACGGTGCCAGTCGTCGATGAGCTGGTCCCAGTAGCGGGTGCCGTCAGTGTCGTCGGTGGCGTGCGACGGGTCGGCCCAGAAGCCCACCACGTTGAAGGTGTCGAAGGCCTCGCGGACCCGGGCGTCGACGGCGCCGCGCGGGACGAGCCAGTTCTTGCCGCGCTCGCCCTTCGGCTTCTGCCAGACCCCGATGGTGAAGATGAAGCTGTCGCTGACCCGGCAGCCGACGATGGCCGTGGCGTCGTCGGACTTCGAGCCGTCGAAGAACATCACGACCTTCTCGCCCGGCATGATGTTCCGCCAGCCGACCTTCAGCGGGTCGCCGCCGGCCTTGCGCTGCTCTTCGATGATCGGGTCGATGGCCCGCTTGATCGCGGCCGGGTCCAGCCAGGCGTCCTCGGCCGCGACGATCTGGTTGAACCAGAACCGGCGGGACCGGCTGACCGGGTTCTCCTTGTCTAGGATGGCGTCGACCAGGCCGTCGATGTCCAGCCACCAGGCGTCGCCGCGTACGCCCCGGATGATGGCCGCGAGGTGGTCGCGCGTCTCCTGCTCGGTCGGCTCGACGATCTTCCCGTCGCGGCCCTTGATCTTCGGCGGCCGCATGGTCGCGTCCGGCGGGGCTTCGAGGGAGTCGTACATGATGCCGGTCTTCGCGGCCAGGCCAGCCTCCTGCTCCTCCCAGGTCTCGCGGCGGCGCTGGGCCACGCTGTCCTGGCTGGGCTCGTAGGCGTTGGTGATCGCGAGGCGTCGCGCCGTGCCGCCCTTGGACTTAGTGGCGTTACGGCTGATGACGGCGTTCATCTCGTGGCCCTCGTTGTTCGCGAGCCAGTGGTGCGTCTCGTTCATGATGACCAGCGTCGGGCGGCCGCCCTCCAGCGACTTCGGCGAGCTGGTGACGGCCTCGATGCGGCGGGCGCCCTCGTAGGCGTAGACGATCTCCTTGCCGATGGTGATCCCGTGCTTGTCCTTGCAGGCCTGTGTAAACAGCCCAGGGAACAGGGTCATCGTGTTCTTCGTCTGGTCCTTCGAGACCGCAGCGATCTGGATCCACGCGCGCGGGTGCGACTTCGCGATCGGGTCACCGATGTCCAGGCCGAGGTCTGGCCGGCGACGGGTGGTCCAGCCCATGAAGCGGCACGGGCCGACGAGCTCGACGGCGGCGATGGCGGCCGCGATCGGGTCCTTGCCCCAGCCCTTGAGGCGCTGGAGCACGCCCTCGCGATAGACGAAGCGGCCGTGCGCGTCGATGGCGTACCACCAGAGGACGAAGCGCTTCTGCTCGTCGGTCGGGTCGAACGGCATGGGCTTGCCGTGCTCGTCGACCTCGTCGGCCAGCAGGTTCTCGGTGATCCACTTCAGGATCTGCCAACCGAGGGTGAATTCGGGCAGCACGAACTCGCCGAGCGGGTCCACGCCGTCCCAGTCTGGATTGCGCTGCCAGGTGGGTCCGATGGCGACCGGCTCGACGATGGCCTCCTGCGGCCCGGCCAGCTCTTCCACCAGCGTCATCGTCTACGGTTCCTCCGGGAGATGAAGCGCCCCAGCCAGACCCCGAGCAGGGTCACGAAGGCGCTCCACAGGATGATCACGATCAGGATGCCGACGGCGTCGGCGGTGGTCATGTCGATCCGGCCACTGCGATGTGGACGATGAACCACGCCATGAAGAGGCCGCTGACACAGAGCCAGACAGTCCGGCCGATGTGCGTGTCGGTGCGGAACCAGCGCCTCAGGTGCGTCGACAGGGTCTCGTACCGGTCGTTCGTCAGCGCCACCAGCTCGATGACGGCGAACATGACGGCCCACAGGACCCACAGTAGGGTGCTCATCGTCGGTTCCTGTCGTACTTCGGGCAGCGCGAGTCGCACGACACCATGATGAACTCCCGGACCGTCCCGAATCGCAGCACGATCCGGTGCAGGATGCACATCTCGCCCTTCATCGGATCACGCGCCCGTTCGGAGTGATCTCCACGTGCGGGGAGGCCGCCTTGGCGGCGCCGGTGTTGATCTGGAGGTGGCGGATCTTGCAGGCGAAGGAGCCCGGAGCGTAGCCGCAGTCGCACTTGCACTTGTAGTTGCCGCAGTCGCCACCGGTGCAGCTCGCGGCGTGGTGGATGGCCATCAGGATCCCTTCTTGAACATGGCGGCGCGGTTCAGCACGACGCCGTCCTCGACGGGGTCGTCGGAGCCCTTGCCCTTGAGAGACTCGCGCTCGAGCTCGATCTGCATCCGCCGGCGGTCGCCTTCGGTCGCGAGCAGCGCGGTGAAGCCCTTGAGGTACGCCCCGAGGGACGCGCCCTTGAGCGGGATCGACTCGATGATCGGCTCGCCCGTCTCCTCGTTCATGCCGACGAACTGCGGCTTGAAGTCGCGGCTCAGCGACTCGGCCAGCAGGTAGGCGATGGCCCAGTCGGACGGCTGGTAGTAGATGCTCTGGCCGGACTCCGGCAGGCTGTCGTACCAGTGCTTCGCGACGGGGTGCCAGCTCTCGTCGCCCGGGATCTGACCCGAACGCGCCTGCTTGATCAGCTCGTCGTCGATCTCGTCGAGGTTGACCACCTCGGCACCGGCCAGCTCGGCCTTGGTGCGGTGACCCATCTTCTCGGCGTTCTTCTTGCCCACCGGCCCGCGCGCGCCCATCAGAAGCCTGCCGGGGTCTCGACTACGGGCGCCTCGGCCTTGGTCTTCGCGGGCAGCTTCTTGAGCGTGTAGCCGACCTTGTTCAGCTCCTCCTTGAGGGCTGCCAGGTTGGCCTCATCGGTGAGGTCGCCGAAGGGGTGCCGCTCGCCGTACAGGTCGTCGTCGTCACGGACGATAGCCTCCACCACCTTGAGCGGAGCCTTCCAGTCGGTCGCGTCGACGTACTCGACGGGGCGGCCGTACTTGCGCCGGGAGTCCCGGGCCTGCTCGAGCGTGAAGCGGTCGCGGCGGTCCGCGAAGCCGGCCAGCTCGATGATCTTGGTCGCCTGCTTGATCTGGGCCGGAGTCTGTGCGAAGCGAGCCCAGCGGTCCCCGGTGTCCAGCCGGTAGGCGTTGGCCTCCCTGATGGATCCTGCCAGAATGACGGTGCTCACTACGACCTCCTGCGGCCTAAGGGCGGGCACTGCCCCGCCTCGTGGCCCAGCATAGCAAAAGGCCGAGGGGCCGAGGATCTGATCCGGCTAACTCTGGCGCGGGAGCTGGTGTCGCTCTTCGCTGCGCTCACTTGAGCTGGTGAATCCGGTGTGTCCTCGACCCCTCTGGGATCCTTGCTGTGAGCCTACTTGATGTGGCCGTGCTTGCGCAACCACCAGGCTACGGCGGCGCCGCCGACGTTGGCCAGCACGGCGATCACCACGAAGTACGAGACGAAGAACATCAGGACCCGCAGGCCCACGTCGTCAGGCACGAGCGAACTCCCCGAGGTGACGGACCATGAGGTCCTTGGACTTGACGATGGTCTCCGCGCGCGAGTCCGCGATGTGGACGTGGCCACGGTCGGTCTCGGTGCGGATCAGGCGACCGGCGGCCTGGACGACGCGGGTGAGCATCAGGTCGCGGTAGCGGGGGTAGTAGCCCTTCATCAGCGCCTCAGTGACCGGGTCCTTGCCCGGGTAGGGCAGCTTCCAGATCGCGACGAGCTCGAGCGCGTCGCCGGGCACGTCGAAGCCGGTGGCGAAGCTCTCCGAGCCGAACAGGACCGCCCGGCCGTCCTCCTTGAAGATGGCGGCGAGCTCGTCGTTCGTCCGGACGGTGACCTCGTCGTTCTGCAGCAGCACGGTCCGGCCGTTGAGCTGCAGGTCGCCCGCGATCCTGTCGTAGACCCGCTTCATGTCGGCGAACGAGCTGAACAGCAGCAGGCAGCCGCCCTTGGTCTTCTCGATGTGCTCGCGCAGCTCGTTTACACGGCCCTCGAAGTTGGCCTTGGATCCGGCGTACCGGAAGCTGCCGTCGGTCTCCGAGATCGACAGCGTGCCCTGCTTGGAGTAGTCGAAGGGGTGGCCGACGTCGGCGACCTTCGCATCCCCGACGCCGAGGGCCTCCGGCATCGTGCTCGGGATCGTGGCCGAGACGAGTCCGAACGGCCGGGCGGTGAGCAGGGCGCGCGCGGAGCCGCTGACGTCGATGAAGTCCATCCTCAGGCTCCAGCCGTCCGACCAGATCAGGCAGTTCTCGCTCGGATTCGCCAGGCGGGTGATGATCTTGTCCAGCGCCTCCTGGACCTCCTGGGCACGCTCGGGGATCGTCCCGTTGTCGCGCTTGTTAGGGCCGCGCTCCGAGGTCCGCTTGACGATCTCGATGATGCGGTCGTTGATCTTGTCCGACCGGCCGTCGCGGTACGCCTCCAGCGCCTTGGAGAGCTCGTGCCCGCAGGCGCCGTAGTAGTTGCGCAGCTCCTTCTCGCGGATCGAGCGGCCGGCGTAGTCCTTCAGCTTGCCCTCGAGCTGGTGTGCCTCGTCGACGAAGACCGCGCCGTACAGCGAGAAGATCGGGTCCGGCAGCGTCCGGTCGTTGATCACCCAGAAGTCGGTGTTCGTGACCACGATGTCGGCGCGGGCCGCGCGGTACTTCGCCTCCTGGTAGCCGCAGCGATACTGCGGGGTGAACTGGTCGGGCGTCATGGTGTGCCAGTCGACGTCCGGGTCGTCATCGAGGCCCATCCAGCCCTTGATCGAGCAGTCGACGTCGCGGCCCATGCAGCCCGGGGACTCCTCCGAGGAGCCAACCAGGTCGGCGGACAGGTCGCACTCGTACCAGCGCTTCCCGCGCAGCTCTGCGATGTTCAACCCGAAGCACTCGGCCGCCGCCGGGGCGTCCTTGGCCATGTACTGGTCCATCAGGATCCGCGTCGGCGTGACGATCAGAGACTGCACGCCGGTGTTGCGGAACGCTCGGGCTGCGGCCGCCAGGACCGCGATCGACTTGCCGGTGCCCGTTCCGGCCTGAGCGATCACACCGGTGGTGCTAACCTCGGAGAGCAGCTCGAAGAGGCGCTCCTGCTGAGGTCGCGGAGAGTATCCGATGTGACTGAGAAGTTGGTGCAGTTCGTTGGTCATGGGACAAGTAAAGCGCGAGTTGCGAAGAATGTCAAACTCTGTGTAAGGTGGAGCCCATGACTACTCGAATCGAAGACCTCGTAGGGCTCACGGAGATCGCTGAGCGCTGCAATGTGACCAAGAACGTGGCCTCCGGCTGGACGCGGAAGCACACCTTCCCCGCCATCAAGCACAAGCTCGCCATGGGCCCGATGTGGGACTGGAACGAGGTCCAGGCGCACCTGTTTGGCATGCCGAAGATGGAGATCAAGCTACTCGACGGCGCCATGTGGGCATACGTCACCAAGGCCCCGTGCATGCACTGCGAGAGCAGGGACATTTCCGCTCTTCCGGGTGCCGAGCTCAGGCTGGACGGCGACGACACCTGGGTCGAGTTCACCTACCACTGCAACAACTGCCAGGCCGACGTCGACCGCGCGGTCGACCTCAATAAGGAGGATGCATGACCGACAAGTCGTTCCTGGAAGAGCGAGGCCTCTCCGCTTCCAAGGTGGAGCACCAGGGACCGAAGTGGGCGGCCGCCATGGTCCGCAAGGGCTGCCACGTCCACCCGCTGAAGCTGGGCTCCAAGCTGCCGGCCAGCAAGAACGGCGTGCTCGACGCCGTGCCGGACGCCTCCGAGATCACCGGGAACTACGGCATCTCGATGAGCGCCTCCAATCTGATCGGTGTCGACCTGGACGACTACGTCCCGGACAACCAGATCGCTGAGTTCCTCGGCAACTACGACATCCCCGCCACCTTCACCGTGCTCACGGCGTCCGGCGGCCGGTCGATGTACTTCCGCGCGCCCGAGGGGACGCACTTCGCCAACGCGCAGAACCTGGTCAAGGGCGTCGACATCCGGGGCAACAACGGCTACGTCGTCGGTCCGGGTAGCAGGATCCACGCGAGCGAGATCAAGCCTGGCGGTACCGGAGACGGTAACTACTACTTCGACCCCGAGGGCGGCATCGAGTTCGCGCCGCTCCCGCCGAGGCTGGCCGCCGTGCTCGAGGAGCGCTCGAAGCCGAAGGAGTACGACCCGAAGACGGTCGAGCGGACCGCCAGCGCGGCGGCGTACGAGGCGATGGACGACGAAACCAAGCGCAAGGTCGACCAGTGGCTCGACAAGGTCGTCGCGGGCATCATGGGCGAGTTCGAGGCGATGAAGTCGTGGCCGGACGGTCACCGCGAGGAGTATCGAGGCGAGCGGGAGGGCTGGGAGTCTGGCGTGCTGCGCCGGACCTACCGTCTGGCCCAGATCGTNNANGCNGACTGGAACCCGCTCGGCAAGGATGACGTCATCGGNNTGCTCCGNNAGNACCTNCCGACCGACNCCANNTTCACCCTGGCCGACGGCCTGNGNAAGTTCGTCCGCGCGCTCGGCACGGCGGACCCGGCTCACTACACGATCGAGGACGAGGTCGACCTGTTCGACGGCGTCGAGGACCGGAGCCCGGGAAAAGCCGACGGCGGTACCGCTGACGAGGAGGAGGTGACCTCGGAGGCCAAGCTGGTTGGTGGCGTCCAGGGCCACATCCTCTTCGACATCAAGGGGTGCCGCCGGATCCAGACCGACGAGGACGGCAAGCAGAAGGAGAAGGAGATCCTCCCGGCCACCACGGCCGAGCGGATCTCCCGCTCGTGGCCGATCGCCAAGCAGCCGCTGTCCAAGTCGCAGAACTGGTGGGTCTACAAGGAGGGTGCCTGGGTCCTGAACGACTCGATCGTCCGGCTGTCCATGGCGGCCAGCTTCGCCGACTCGTACCAGACGCGCGACGTGGCGCCGGTGGAGGACCTGCTGTCCACCATGGCCGACGAGATCGAGGTCGAGCCGCACGAGAGCCACATCAACTTCGCCAACGGCATGCTGAACTGGCGGACCGAGGAGCTGGTCGACCACGACCCGTCGTTCAAGTCGACCGTGCAGCTCCCCTACGCCTGGAACGGCGAGGCTGAGTGCCCGCAGTTCGACGCCTGGCTGTTCCAGCGGCTCGACGTCGAGAGCATCCAGCTCGCCTGGGAGCTCATCGCGGTCTCGCTCTACTCGGGCAACCCGATCCAGCGCGCCGGNCTGCTCTNCGGCNNNGGCNNNTCCGGCAAGTCGACNTNCCTGGAGNTNATCCAGGGNCTCNTCGGCNNNCGGAACNNNGCCGCNCTGTCGCCGCANGACATGNNCAAGACGGTNTTCGCCACGCACAGCCTNCTCGGCAAGCAGNCGAACATCGTNACCGACATCGACCCNACCAAGGTCNCCGAGACGGCNATCTTCAAGCGGGTCGTGGCCAGCGAGGCCATCCAGGCGCAGCAGAAGAACAAGCCGGAGTTCAGCTTCCGGCCGTTCTGCAACCACCTCTTCTCTGCCAACCAGATCCCGCGCTCGAGCGACCGCACGTCGGCCTGGACGCGGCGCTTCGCCATCCTCAAGTTCGAGAAGAAGGTCGGCGAGGGCGACGGCGTCCACCGCCAGGAGCGCTACCAGGACGTGCTGCTCCAGGAGGCCGAGGGGATCATCGCCAAGGCCGTCCGCATCCTGCCCGAGCTGCTCGCGCGCGGGGAGTTCTCGCTGGTGCAGTCGAGCCAGGACGAGTTCGAGGAGGCGACCGACTTCACCAACGAGTTCTGGAAGGAGGCTGCGGAATTCACCGGCAACCACAAGGACTTCACGGCGACGGAGCACATCTCCAAGGCCTTCGACGTCTGGTGTGACCGGAACGGCTACAAGTCCCGGCCGCCGATCGACGACCTCGTGCTCCGGCTCCGGGACGACGACAGCCTCAAGCGGGACCGGGGCCGCGTCGGTGGCCGACAGGTGCGTGGATGGCGGGGTCTGACCCTCCGTCCGGAGTACCGGATCGAGGTCACNGACTCCCAGAACTGGGACATCGGCCTGTGACACCTGGCCATCGGCGGTGTCACCACCGGGCGTAGCTGTCCGTAGCTGTCACTCAACCCCCCGTAACCAGTAGCTCTAGGTTACGGGGGGTTGCTCTATGTCATCGAGTGTGACGGCAGGGGTGTCACATTTCAAGGGGGGGTGTCACGGGGGTGTCACACGACAAAACCGCAGGTCAGAGCCCCTTTTCTTCCTACTTGTGACACTTGTGACACCTAAAAGTACATAATGTATGAGAAACCCTAGGACGGTAGGCCGGCACCTCCCCAGAAATCCCCCACAGCTAAGTTGAAGAGGGGCGTCACATGTCACAGCCGTCACACTCGAGCAGACCAGTGGGTCGAGAGGTATTATAAGTCCCCACTTATGAAACCTGGGAGGAATCTGAGTTGCT